ACCGGAGCATCAATGTTGGATGTGGCAATCTCTAATAGACCTTATGGAGGTTTGCCTGTTGGTAGAATTACCGAAATTACGGGATTAGAACAAAGTGGTAAATCATTAGTATCAGCTCACTTACTTGCCGAAACACAAAAGTTAGGTGGTATCGCTGTATTGATTGATACGGAGAACGCCGTAAGTAGAGAATTCTTAGAAGCCATTGGAGTAGATACAACCAAATTACTTTATGTAACGGCTGAGACTGTTGAACAATGTTTTGAATACACCGAAACTATTATCGAAAAGGTGAGAGTTGCATCGAAAGATAGGTATGTGACAATCGTTGTGGATTCAGTAGCAGCAGCATCAACTGAAAAGGAGATGGAAGCTGATTATGGTAAGGATGGTTACGCTACGGATAAAGCAATTATCATTTCCAAAGCAATGCGTAAAATCACAAATCTTATTGGTAGACAGAAAATCACTTTGGTTTTCACAAATCAATTAAGACAGAAGATGAACGCAATGCCATTCTCTGACCCTTGGACAACTTCTGGTGGTAAAGCTATCGCTTTCCATGCATCGGTTCGTTTAAGATTAAAGAGTATGGGAACGATAAAGGCGAAAGAAAATGGGAACGATAGAATTGTTGGTATCAAAGTAAGATGCCAGGTTGTAAAGAATCGTATGGGACCACCATTACGTTCCGCCGATTTCGATATCTTCTTTGATAGAGGTATTGATAACTACGGAGCATGGTTGGGATTAATGAAAGATAATGGAATTGTAAAACAAAGTGGAGCTTGGTATGAATATACTGATATTGATACTGGTGAAATCATTAAGTTTCAATCGAAAGATTTTCCTTCTACATTAGAATCCAATACGGAAGTTAAAGAGCAGATTTATAAAAGAATTTGCGAATCAACAATTTTACAATACAAAAAAGATTCAATGGACACCGATAATCTCATAGTAGATTCGGAGGTAATTGGAGATTAAAAAATTACATTTATGAATGAAAATTTAATTAAAATGCTAAGAACATCTGCTGAAGCTGATAGAGCTAAAGCATTACTTACATTAGATCTTTTGGGAACAAAAGGCGTAGGTATTGGTGACCATTCTACAAAAGATTTCTATAATAACGCTGAAGAGGCTCTTCATATGTTAATAGATGCAGATGATAGATTGGAAGCAATTGAAAAATACTTTTCTAAGTAAAAAATAAAGGTTATAAAAAATAAATGAAAGAACTATACAAAAAGCTTCTTAACGAAGTAGAATCAGAACATGAGACATCACACTTAAGAGTGCGTAATAGTAAAGTTCTTATCATTGATGGTCTCAACACCTTCATTCGTAGCTGGACAACAAACCCGGCTATGAATGAGGATGGTGACCATATGGGTGGCGTTACTGGAACACTAAATTCGATAGGTGCCCAAATTCGCCAATTCAACCCAACCAGAGTTATCGTTATTTTTGATGGCAAAGGTGGTTCTAACTCACGCAAAAAAATCTATGAGGGATATAAATCTGAAAGAGGTAAAAATCGATTCAGAGTTAATAGACAATATCCTGAAATGATGAATGAGGAAGATGAAAGTGTATCTATGAAACGTCAATTCGTTTGGTTGGCTGATATATTAGATTATCTGCCTGTTACTACAATGATATATGATGGTATGGAAGCTGATGATGCAATTGCATATATAACAACCGAACTTAAAAAAGAAGGAGAGGAAGTTGTAATTGCCTCAACTGATAAAGATTTTTTACAATTAGTAAATGAAACAACAAAAGTGTATTCACCAACTAAAAAGAAATTCTATGATAGGCAAATGGTTTTCGATGAGTGGGGTTTATGGCCGCAAAATTTACTTTTATTTAGGACGTTGGATGGTGATAATTCAGATAATGTTCCCGGCGTAAAGGGTTGTGGTTTAAAGACCGTATTAAAAAGATTTCCTGAGTTATCGGAAGATAAGGATTTTACATTTGATGAGTTATTTCAACTATGTAGAGAAAGAATAGGACAATCTAAAATATACAAAGATATAATGGATAATAAAGATATTGTTATGAGAAATAAACAAATAATGTCTTTGGCTGAACCATCTATATCAGTACAAAATAGATTAAAAATTTTGGATAGATATAATGAACCTAATAAAAAATTCGAAAAGATGGATTTTTTAAAAGTAGGTATGAAATACAAAATACTTCAGAACTGGAAAGATATAAATAGTTGGTTGACTGCAACATTCACAAATATAATAGTTAAATAAATTTTGTAATCTCATACAAAATTCGTATATTTGTAAAACAATTTTAATAAAATAAATGAACTCAGAAGATACATTATCCAAATTTGGACAATCGTTTCAGTCAAAAGTAGTTTCCGCATTACTCTCTGATGTGAAATTGATTGATACATTGCATGAGATTATACATAAGAAGTTTTTCGAATCAGAAGCAAATAAATGGATAATTGGTGAAATATTGGAATATTATAATCAATATAAGGGAGTTCCTACTTTAGATGTTTTTAAAGTTGAAATTTCTAAAATAGATAACCCATCAATTAAAAAGACTGTAGTTGACCAACTTAAGTTAATATATACTGCAGTAGGTGATACTGATTTACAATATGTAAAGAATGAATTTAGTGCTTTTTGTATTAATCAAAATATTAAAGAAGCAATTGTTCAATCTGTGGATTTACTTAAGGCAGGTAATTACGATAGAATTAAAGATTTAGTTGATAAAGCTTTAAAAGTTGGCGTTGAATCCGATTTAGGACATGATTATCTTTTAGATTATGAAAATAGAATAGAAGATATTAATAGAAGCACAACCGCAACTGATTGGGATGCTATTAATGAAATAATGGATGGTGGTTTAGGGCCAGGTGAATTGGGAGTTATTGTAGCACCATCCGGCGTTGGTAAAACTTGGGTATTGGCAGCATTAGGAGCAGCAGCTGTGAAAGCGGGTAAAAGTGTTGTTCACTATTCAATGGAACTTTCAGAACACTATGTTGGGCAGAGATATGATACTGTATTTACAAATATTCCATCCGCTGATTTGAAAGATAGAAAAGATGATGTTAAGGATAAAATCCGTAAATTAAAAGGTAGATTGCTTATTAAATATTATCCACCTAAAGGAGTATCATCTAAAAAGATTGAAGCCCATTTAGAAAAGATGATAGCAGCGGGCAATAAACCGGATTTGGTTATTTTAGATTACGCTGACCTTTTACTATCACACAGTAATAAATCAGATTCCACATATGGTGAGCAGGGTGGTGTATATATCGAACTTAGAGGTTTGGGTGGTGAATTGGGTATTCCGATTTGGACAGCATCTCAGACAAATAGAACGGGTATAGATGCCGAAGTAATTGAAGCTGATAAGATTGCAGATTCATACGCTAAAGTAATGAACGCTGACTTTATTATGAGTTTAAGTAGAAAATCTAAAGACAAGTTAAATAATACCGCTAGGATACACATTATGAAGAACCGATTTGGGCAGGATGGAATTACCTTCCCAGCTAAAATGGACACGAATAAGGGGATATTAGAGGTATATACGGCCACTTCATCCGATGGTATCATAGCAAGTAAGGAAAGTAAAGCAGGTGAAACTTTTGAAAAGCAGCTACTACACAAAAAGTATGTAGAAAATATGGGCTAATTTATGAAATTATTATTAGGAGATTGTTTAAATAAATTAAAAGAGTTAGAAGATAATAGTGTAGACCATATTATCTCTGATTGGCCTTTTTTTGGTGTAGTGAAGGAAGATTGGGATAATCAATGGAAAGATTTAGATGAGTATTTAGTTTGGGCAAGGCAAGTAATTGTAGAATATAAAAGAGTAATAAAAGAAAATGGTAATTTAGCTATCTTTACTGGAAGGCAATATAATCGTCATATTTCTCAAATACTTGATGAATACTTTACTGAAAAACGAATAATCATTTGGAGTAGAAAAAGAGCATTTAACTCATCCAGAGGTAATGCATTTGCAAGTGGATATGAACCTATTTGCTATTACACAAATGGTGATAAAGGTGTTTTTAATACAATGAAAATAAAACCAAATACTACACGAAAAGAATATACTGAAGGAATACTAAAAGATGGTATAAGTTTAAGTGATGTATGGGATGATATATCAGCATTACCACATAACAGTAAGGAAAGATTAGACCACCCAACTCAAAAACCATATAAACTGATTGAGAGATTGGTTTTAATCTTATCAAACGAAGGTGATACTATATTAGACAACTTTGCCGGTAGTGGGACATTGGGTGAAGTATGTATAAACACAAATCGTAAATGCATTCTCATAGAAAAGGAAAACGCATATTTTGATTTGATTAAAAATAGATTGGATAAATATAAGTTTTTTATATAGAATGCAAATCAGACCTATACATAAAAATACTGCGATTCCATTTATACAACAATATCACTATAGTAAAATTCTACCAAGATTGACTAAATGGTATTTGGGGTATTATGAAAATGAGGAGTTAGTTGGGGTTATTACATTAGGATGGGGGACACAACCATTACAAACTATCCAAAAGATATTTTACAAAGATAATATGGTTACTACCGATTATTTTGAAATAGGTAAAATGTGTTTTAGACCTGATAAAAATGGAAGTAACTTTGGCTCGCAAGCTATTAAAGTCCTATTGGATTGGGCTAGAGAAAATACAAATGTTAAATTTATATATACATTGGCTGATGGTATTATGGGAAAATGTGGATTCGTATATCAGGCATCAAACTTCAGATACATTGGTAACTTTAAAACCGATGTTTATATGGATAGGGTGAGTGGTGAAAAAATACATCCCCGAAGTGCTAAACAATTATGTAAAGAAAACGCTAATTGGGAAAGTAAAGAAAAGGTATTTTGGTTAACCCATAACTTTTGTGAATATAAAGGAATTGACAGGATAAGGGGATTGATGTTTAGATATATTTATCCTCTATCAAAATCATCGAAAAAGATATTGAATAAGTATGATGAGTATAATGGGTTAAAAAATCCAAAAGAAATAGATTTAATTTTTGAAAAAAGGGTGAGACTTGGTGGGTATGAAGAAATCAAAAAACCAGACTTTAATATGAATGTGTTTAATCACAACTATCAAAAGTATGGAGAAAATTCGAACATAAACGAGTTTTTTGATTTTAAAAATTGAACATCAATTAGTTAGTAAAAACTTCAAAAATTGTGATTGTTTTTCTAATATATATGATAGTTATATCTACCCCATAGAAACTTAAAAAACTAAAAACACTAAGACGAATGAGCAAATTATTTACGGATAGAATCCCATACAAACCATTTGAATATCCAGATTACTACAACGAAGGTTGGTTGAAGCAAATGCAGGCATTTTGGTTACATACTGAAATACCAATGCAGGGGGATGTGAAGGATTGGAATGAAAATTTAACAGAAGAAGAAAAGCACTTAGTAGGTAATATCCTTTTAGGATTTGCTCAAACCGAATGTGCAGTATCAGACTATTGGACTGGTATGGTTACAAAATGGTTTCCAAAGCATGAGATTAGACAGATGGCAATGGCATTTGGTTCGCAAGAAACAATCCATTCAGTTGCATACTCATACTTAAATGAAACATTGGGGTTAGATGACTTTGCAGGCTTTATGCATGATGAAGTTATGAAAGAAAGATTTGAGTTATTAACAAACACAACCGCAGATTGGACTCCTAAAGATTTAGAAACAAATCATCAGGCTAGAGTTGAGGTTGCTCGTTCACTTGCTATATTTTCAGCATTCGCTGAAGGAGTTGCATTATACTCTTCATTCGCCGTTCTTTACTCATTCCAAATGAGAAATCTCCTAAAAGGAATTGGACAACAAATGAAGTGGAGTGTAAGAGATGAATCGCTACATTCAAAGATGGGTTGTCAATTATTCAGACATATGTGTAGTGAATTTCCTGAATTGTTAGAAGAAGCTAAAGCTGATATCTACAAAGCAGCTGAAATCATTAGAGATTTAGAACATAAATTTATTGATAAGATTTTTGAACAGGGAGATTTGGAGAATCTTAAAAAGAATGACTTAAAAGAATTTATTACAAAAAGAGTTAATGAAAAGTTAGGAGAATTAGGATATAACCCAATTAAAGGTGGAGATGATTACTTTGAATTTAACGAAAAGAAAGCATCTGAATTAGATTGGTTTTATCATCTTACGGGTGGAGTAACTCATACGGATTTCTTCGCTATGAGACCTACTGATTATAGTAAGGCTGGTGAGGGTGAAAATTGGGATAATATATTTTAAAAATAATTTATGAAAAATTAC